TGCTCAAGGTGCAGATCAAGGCCGAGTTACAGCGCCTTGAAGCCAACAGCAGCGCCAAAGATGTCGCAGGCAAGGCTATCGGCAAAGACGGCCTTAAGTACATCACCGCCATTGTGGTAATCGGCGTACTGTCAAGCCTTGCGCTGGAAACAGATAAAATTGCGGCGGTAATGGGCTTGCTTGGTGCCTCGCTAACCGCCCTTATTTCTATGCTGAACGGCATTGCTGGCACCGTAGAGAAGGAAGAAAAGCCCGAGTTTGAGGTCATCAAGGAACTGATCGGCAAACTAGACAAACTGGATCGCAAAGAGCAGCCGATGCGCGTGGACGTAGAAGGCGATCATGTCACGGTCACCAAAGGTGACGATGTCGTGAGGGCTTCCAAATGATGACGCTGGTCAGCACGTTCCTGTCGTTTCTGGCAGGCGGTTTGCCCAAGATTCTGACCATCTTCCAAGATCGGCAGGACAAGAAACATGAACTTGCCCTTGTTGCCGCGCAGAAAGAATATGAACTTGCCCTCGCTGAACGTGGCCTGATTGCACAGGCGCGGGTAGAAGAAATTAAGTTAAAGCAAATACAGACGCAGACCGCCGCCGAGGAACGCCAAGCCTTGTACCAGCACGACATTGAGATCGGCAAGGGCGCATCCCAATGGATGATCAACCTGCGTGCCTCGGTGCGTCCGGTCGTGACCTACATCTTTGTGCTGGAACTGGTCGCGCTGAACGTGGCAGGTGTGTGGTACGCCTACACGACGGGCATCCCGTTTGCGATTGCGATGGAAAACGTATTCAGCGATGACGAAATGCTGATTCTGTCTAGCATCATTGCCTTCTGGTTTGGGACGCAAGCCTTCCAGAAAAAATGAAGGTGTCGGACGCCGCCAAGGCGATGATTAAGCATCACGAGGGCGTAAGGACGCGACCTTATCGGTGTCCGGCCCTGCTATGGACGGTCGGGGTCGGCCACGTTATAGACCCTTCACACGCGGCGGTGAAATATGAGGATCGGAAAAGCCTACCGATACCCAATGGCTGGGATCGCAGCCTCACGATGGGAGAGGTGGACGCTATCCTGTCTCAAGACCTTGCGCGGTTTGAGCGTGGCGTGGCCCGACTTTGCCCTGCTTCTACTCGTCATCAAGGCCAATTTGACGCTCTGGTGAGTTTTGCCTTTAACGTCGGTCTCGGGAACCTTCAGCGCAGCAGCATACGGATGCGCTATAACCGGGGCGACATAGAGGGCGCTGCTGACGCTTTCCTGATGTGGACAAAAGCAGCAGGCAAAGTGCTGCCGGGGTTAGTCAAGCGCCGTAACGACGAACGGGCGCTCTTTACCAGTAGACCCGCCCTGACCCCCGTTTAGCCGCCCAGTTGGGAGGCGGCACATGACGCCAATCTACCTCCCAAAACCGCCGTATGGCCTCTATAAGCCGTTTCATGGGCTACCCTCCACGGTGTAGTTGGTTGACGGGCTGCGCCAGTCCCTCGGCACCTCCCCATGTATCCACGACGGGTCTACCCACAGCAGCCTGTTGTTGGGGTAGGCAATCCATTGGCCCGTGTCTAAAACAATCAGATGGTGATCCTTGCTCTGGTCAGGCACCTCGCTCCAACCGCCGTCGCACCAAAATACCGTCATCAGGTATGTCCCCGCCCGCTGCACCCCGTCCCGGCCTACGGCCTTGACCCGGTGATTGCGTAGAAACGCGACCTCCTTGACCTGACAGTTGCGGCTAAAATTGTCCCACCAGCAAACGAGCTTTAAGTCCATCGGCGGGCAGGGCTTGCTAGTTAGCGCATGGATCGGGATACGCGCCCATTGCGCCCCTGACTCCAGCATGATTTGAAACATCGGCGCTCGCATGGGTTCAGCGCGAAAGCCAAAGACCGTGCAGAGCGTGTGTTCGTTATGCCCTTTCTGCTGGTCGTGCAAAAACTCGTTGCGGACGTAGGCCGTGATATAGGGCGTGTCGCACCAAAAGTTCATATCAGCCCCTCTTTGTGCAGCTGCATGATGGTGCGAGCCATGCCGTCATAGTGGGCAAGGCGTAGTTCGTCGCGGGTCAAGCCGCTTTTATGCGTTTGACCGTCCACCTCCGCGTGACAGCTGGAACAGCACCAAGCCCCCAAGGCATCGGGTGCCTTTAAGCCCATGCCGCTAACCCCTGTTACGCGCAGATGTGCGAGCACGACCGTTTCTGAATTGAAGTTACAGATGCCGGGGAGGCGCACCATGCAGCCACGGCCTTTGGCCTCTTTGCGTAAATTACCAGTCCGTTTTGATGTCACGATGCACCCATGCATCTTTCATCGTTACAAACATATTTTCTCGTCGCGCTATCCCGCCGTTGATTGTGCGTTGTGTTTCGGTGATTTCTTTCCGTTTTTTCGCGGTAGTAAGATTTTGCACAAGCAACACGTCATCATCTACTAAAAACAAAAAACCAATAAGCGGAACACAAAATTGCTCCGCAAGTTCCATTCCAGATTCAACTTTTTCAGAAGTAATTAACCATTCGTCGTTAAACTTCGTTCTCAATTGTTCTAAAGACAAATTGTATCGGCACTTTGTTTCAGCAAGGCCAATAATTATGTTGTCTTTAGTCAGAATTGCGTCAATTTTTGCGGGCGCATCTTTTGGCGTCTGGATGTAACGATGACGCGGTTTACTGTTGTACCATTGCGCAACAAATTGTTCATCGGCAAGGCTTATTTGCCCACGCTGTGTTGCAATATCAAGGTTCATAATTAGGCTCTGGAATCGTGATTCCCATGTTTGCGCATTTTGCGCCAAGCCAGTCTAGGTAATCGCTGAATTGTTGTTTGGTCATGGCTGAAGATCGCATGACCGGGCGCATCCGCTTACGGCCAAAACCCTCCAGCACCTCCCAGCCAAAACATTCACCCAAGAAATACTCATGCAAGTCGTCGCGTGTCCAGCCGCGCAACGCTTCACCGCCACCCTCTAGGATCGCGGGATACGCCACGCCCCAAAGGTAGGCGTTTTGCTGGTTGGTGCGCGGCTTTTTCCATAGCTCTACGCTTACCGATAACGGTTTGTTGGACGGCAAGTGCTGCAACATTCGCAGCACCGCCGTAGCAACGTGTTCTGGTGATGTACCTATCGGAAAAATGCGCTTCACAAATGCAATGTTCCACTAAAACGGAATGGAATCATCGTCCCAGTTATCCTCAGTCAATTGCTGTTGTGGCGGCGACTTGTCAGGCGTGCGCTGGGGTTCACCGGCCCGTGACACACGGCCCTCACCCTTGGACTCAAACTTCAGCGACATGAATTTATCGCCCGTCTTTTTGCTCGTCTGTATCCAACCAGATACGTTCATATCCACATTGTTGATAACGCACGATCCACGGTAATCAGGGCGCTTGTCGTTGCCCTTCTTATCGTTCTTAAACAACACGCCACGCATATTCGGATCAAAGTTCGTCTGATAATTAGCCACGGTTCAACTCCTGCAATTTGCTTAACTTTTCTTCCAATTCGGCAAGGAACACGGTCACCTCGCCCTCTAGCACCTTGATGTAGTCATCGTCACGCTCCACCCGCTTCACAAACATCCGCAGGTGTTCGGGCAGGCGCGGGTCGTAACTACAGAAATCGCACCATTTGCGGCCTGTGCAAGCCATCTGCCATTGCATCTGTGGGATGTATTTGGTTGGCACCGCCTGCACTAACAACGTATCTAGGTGGGTCGCAGTCGCGGGACACTTGAACTCCACCAACCCGTCATCGCCCACAAAACCGTCAGGGGACGCGCCAGAGTTCGCAATGCGCGGGTGGTCTATAAAGCCCACCTCCTCTACCAACTCGCCTGTGCGGGCGCTATAGGCGGCTCTGGCGTGGGGCTCCTGCTCCGTACCCCACTCCATTGCCGCATTGCTAAACGTGCTAGCAGGCTGGCCTGTGAGGCGTTCGCAGATCAGATCGGCCATCAGGTTTGCGCGAGACGCGCCGTAACCTGTCTTGGTCTTGGCGATCACATCGGCTACGCGGGAAGCAGTAACCTTGCCGAGCCGAGCGGTGTGCCATTCGGTCGTGCGCTGCTCCATTACTGCACCTCTTTACTGCGAGCCATAAACGCATCCATGTGCAGCTCACGCGCAGGGATAGGCAGTTCGTTAAGCAATGCCCGCAGCGCCTTCTTGCTATCGCACGCAGCGATCTGTGCCAGCACCGCAGGATCAGGCGCGGCCACCTCATGCGTCGTCGCATCGGCGTCGTTGTCGCCCTCGGTCGGGATGCAGAACGTTTGGAAAGCAGCGTACTTGTAAGCGGCAGACATCGCCTTGTTGCTGGCCTTGTCGCCCGAATCCATCGCCTCGCCAATCGTGACGACCGTATGTTTGCTGCCATCCTCGGCAGCGACAAAATCAAACTCCACGGTGAGCGTGACGTAGAACAGCGCCGTGCCTTGACGGTTCTGCCGTTCCACCACCTCGCGTGCCGTCACGCGGGGCAGGATGCAAAGGCCATGTTTGGCAAGGAGGGGCGAAAGCGCCCCGTACACTTGGTCAATGCCACGGAACTTGTAACCCTGTGATTGGTTCTTGCTGTCTTTGCTGATACCAACCTTGCTCAACTCAGCGGTAATCGCAGCGATCTTTTCATACACCTTCATCGTTGTTCTCCTTCAGTTCGTCTATGGCGCGGTTGCAAGCGTCAATGCGCTCCTGCTCCTCGCGTTCCTGCATTTCCAAGTCTTGCTGGTGCCACCAAGTCCAATCATCGGGTTCCATACGTCACCTCCGCATCGCATGAGTGACCGTCGCAAGGCTCTACCAGAGCGGCAAGCAGATACACGGCGATGATGATGAGGATTACCGGCCAAAGTGAGGGGCGCTTATTCATACTCGCTCTCCTCAATGTGGTTGCGATCCCACGCCTCGGCTTTCCAGTCCTGATGGTGTGACCAGCAGGCATCTTCCAACGTCTGCTGTTCTTCTAGCGTTAGGTAGTTAAGGTCAGACTTGACGTTCAAATAAACGTAATCGCCTTTCTGCGCGGAACGGCTGTTAATGCCCTCGGGGTAATACCCAAGCAGATGCACGTTGTTGAGGATCATCATGGGCGCAAGGCCCGTATCATCATCGCCAGCCGTCACGGTGTATTCCACCTCGGCCTCAAAGGCGACACCGCAAAGAATGATCTGTGTGGTTAGCATCTCTGTTGCTCCTGTGTTGTGTGTGTCAACGGTTGCCATGCTACCACGGTATACAGGCTTGTCAACTAGGGTGGCAGGATTTATTCTAGCCCCATGACACCGACCGATTTAGTCAAGCATTACGGCTCGCAGGTTAAAACGGCCAAGGCTCTAGGCGTGAGCCGTGCCGCCGTCCAGAAATGGGTCAAGCAGGGCCGTATACCGCCTGTGCGGTACTGGCACGTTATGGCGATGGTTCAGGGCTGGAAGCCGCTGTAATGGGCTTTACGGGGGCTAGAAACGACAAACCCCCAGCGGGGATGCGTGGGGGCTTGACGCCGGTCGGGGAGACCGATTACGCTGAATTTGCAGATCGGCGTAACGGTAGTTTAGTTCCCTATACGGGCTTGTCAACCTACCTCTACGCCTCGGCCATTCTGGACGGGGAAACCACGCGCAGAACGGGCTTAAATCTTGACCGGGGCGGCCAGCCTCAAGACGCGCAGCGTATAGCGGGGAAGCGCGAATGGCAGCAGATGGGACGAACGTCTGCCAAAAGTAGCCCGCAGCGGATGGCTCCGTCAGTCATCAATTCCGCACGATCCAAGTTGAGGCGTAACTCCGTCTCAACCGTGCGGATTCACCATCAGTCATCAGGGTCCTAAGCATGGGAGATGAAACTTCATACCCCGAGAGTAAGCCCAGTCAGCCCAGAGAAGACATAGGGCAATCAGCAAGAATCATGTGGGATGAGTTGGTCAGGGAGTCACCGTTAAACCGTCTGCGATACCTTGACGCTCGGTTAGCCGCT